ACCTGCTGAAGACAGACCTGTGATTACTGGTGTACCTGATATTACAGGGCTTGTCAAAGTTTTATTGGTCAGAGTCTGGGTAGCATCAACAATGACTACCGTACCTGTGGTATTAGGTAGGGTGATTGTGTTGTCCTGTGTTGGGTCAACTACAGTCAGGGTAGTCTCGTAGGCATCAGCAGTTGAGCCCTCAAAGACAATGCTGGTTTCAACACCAGATGTTCCAGTAATTGTAGGGTTAGAAATTGTTGGGCTGGTAAGAGTCTTGTTGGTTAGCGTTTGTGTCTTAAGAGTGCCAACGACAACACCTTCTCCAGAGCCAATGCCGTGCATTGTGTGACCAGAGCCACTGCCATCATTGTAATAGGCATCAGCCTCTGCGTGTAGGTTAGCGTCACGATAATCTCTGCCGATAGCCATATGGCGAACAACTGCACCAGCCGAGTGGTCTTGGCCAGTCGCACCATCAATGCCACGAGTAATCGTAAAGGTGTTAGTAGATACCGCCGTAGCATCGACAATTTCCTCGATGGCCGTATCTGGGTCAATGACCAGTGTAAAAGTTCTGCCCGACGGAATGGTTACGCCACCAAGCAGGGCGGAGCCAGACACCACTGTAATGGCTGTTGCTCCCGAAGTAATAGCTCCAGTCAGTGTTGTCTGCTGAGAGCGGGACGAGTATTGGCGTGTTGTCATCTATGTTCCTATCGGGTATAGTGAACTCGGGTTGGATACTGAGCTTGTTGCGCCTTGACTTCTTCGTTGAGGCGCTGTTGATAAAGAGCGTATAGCTGGCGAGCAGCAGAGTTAGCAGAGCCGAATGAGCGCTTAGCATCAATCTCGTCAGCCTGTGGGCTAATCTGAGAGGCACGTGCTGGGTCTAGGTAGGCAAGGAGTCGATATGCTGCACCGAGTACAACCACATCTTTTGCCGATGATGGTAGCCCAGTTACTGTCTCAAAGACATCGCTACCTGCAGATAGGGTTGATGGGCGTGTGGTGTACATTACCTTTACGGTACGGCCAGGTGTAATGAAGTCCCCGATAGTAACAGTCTGGCTTCCGCTTCCCCATGTAGCCACATCTGCAAATGGGTCAAAGTCCCAGCGACGGATGCGAATCCATTCTTTGGATGGACCAATGTCCTGCCACATCATGGTGAGGATATTCTCAATGTCTAGATTTTCAAATTCATAAGTTGTAATAGCAGCATTGTATGTGAAGGTTGTCTGCTTGATAGATAGCAATGAACCGCCTACCGCACGGATAGTGTCATTGATAGCATTCTTGACTACATAGCGTGGGAAGATTGGAGAGACTGTAACCTTGGTATCTACGGCAGCAGTGGCTGCGGTTGTTCCTAGGTAGCCACGTCCATAAGGGGCAATCGTTGCTGTGTTGGCAATACGGTCAAAGGAGTCAACCCACATTAGTTCGTCGCCAACCTCAACAATGCCCTTGCCAACATTGTCGGTAGAGCCAAGGCTTAGGATTGTGGGAGAGGAGCTCGGTGATGTGAGGGTAGTTACAGCAGCAGTGAGGTATGTGCTTCTGTCTTGCTGATAGGTGTAGCCAGAGAGGTTTACTAGAACCTCATCTACCATCTGATTGAAATTTGTTGTCACAGGTTAATGCTCCTTAGTGCATCAGTTGGTGATAGTCCAGTTGTCCCCGCTAGTTCATTGCAAATACCGCCAAGAGCTTTGTAGTCTTTAGGCTGACGATTAGCATCAGCTTTCTTGTTCAAGGCACCAACCAATGATAGCCCAGTAGTGGCAGCATATACATTGGCAGCCTCATTCGGTGCCTTGTAATTGATAAGTGCTGGATATGTCCCACCATTAGCCAAGCGATTGAGTTCGCTGGTAAATGAACTACCTGCTGTGCCTGTTGCCATTATCGATACCTTACCGTTTTCTTTGCGATAGATTTTGGTTGCTTAGAAAATTGTTTGCCTTTGCGCAAATCTTCGCGCTTCTTGGCAGATGTCTTAGCGTACTCAGAAGCAGAAAGTTTTTCTCTAGCTGCCTTTGGTAGGTAACGCTCTCCGGTAGCCTTGCTACCTTGAGTGCTTGGCTTACCTGACTTAGTGCCCCACTTCTCTTTTGTCCACTTAGACAAAGACTTCTGTTTGCTAGTCTTAGCGCCGGTGTATCCACCGCCAGCCTTCTTGTATTCTTGTGCTACAATCTGAGCTTTGCGAGCAGACCATTGTCCAGCTTTGCCACCTTTGGTGCCAGCCATTACACGGTTCTTAATACGCTCTCTGAGCTCAGGCTTAGTGTATGCCATTACCACTTCACCTTGTCAGCCCAGTATGCTGCAGACAATTTGCCTTTAGCAATGTTCTTGCTATGACGTGCTTTGAATGATGCACGCTTCTTCTTCATTCTGTCAGACTCTCCAGCCTTAGGTGCACCAGCAGTCTTTGCTCCCTGCTCACCAAAACGGATTGTCTTAATAGTGTCCCCTTGTTTAGCCACAACAATGTGTGACTTCTTCGGGTGATTAGGTGTGCGCTTAGGCTTGTTGAAGCCGGATACTCCAGCTCTAGCTAGCCTTGGGTCTTTCTTGCTTGCCATACTCACCATACTTTCCTAGTACTGTTCTTACTGTGCCATTCTTGTTAAGCCGCACCACATAGCCATATTTGATTTGTACAGAGTTGAAACCACGATGCGGCTTATACTTTCCTGATGACATTACTTCTTTCTCTTTTTAGCCATGCCTGCTTGAGACAATGCAATGGCTACTGCTTGCTTCTTTGACTTAACCTTCTTGGAAGACTTACCAATGTTAAGCTCGCCTTTTTTGAACTCACGCATAACCTTGGAAACTTTCTTTTGTTTCGCAGTCTTCTTCACTTCTGCTTGCCCTTCTTGTCGTACTGACGTGCCTGTAGTACTGCACCCCAGAACTGTCCGGCATCAGACTGTGTTCTTCCGCGCTCATTCCACTGCGCATATTCCTTTGCCACATTCTGAATGTATCGAGCAATAGTTGAACGATTTTCAGCTACTCTTGTTTTTCCGGCCATGATTACTTCTTCTTCATCTTCTTAGCAGCCATCTTCTTGACAGCCTTCTTCTTGGCTGACTTCATCATCATGGCTTTCTCTTCCATCTTCTCAGCCTTGGCATACATCTTAGCTGCCTTCTTACCCTTAGCTGTATATGGGAATTTCTTTTCGCCTACTTTTGGCATTGTTATACTCCTAGTTCTTTCATTACCGCTGCTGATTTTTCATTGATTGTCTTAGCTGGTGGCATCTTGCCTGCATCATATGGTCTACCCATAATCTCGCTAGCCTTGACTGCCTCTTGAATCTTCGTCATAGAAGTTCCATTTGGCTGAATGCCTTGGGCTCTAGCCTCTTTATAGGCATTCAATTCTTTGTTGAACGCTTTGTTCGGCATACTTCTCCGACTATCAGCGTCTCCTGCATTCATCTGGATGGACAGTCCCTTGCACCCAAAGCATCCGTCCACAGGCTCTGGATGATGTTCCCAATGTTTCATGCTAGTGTAAAGTTCGCCTCTGTTACTCCGACGTCACCGGCAATCAAAGAAGCCTTAGTGGCGTCATCTACTATATGTGTATATCCACCGCTGTAGACTACAGGGTAGTAATCTAAATCACTATCAACAGCATAGCGAATCTGTGCCCAGTCGCCATCTGTGTCTCGTACTATTGTAACACCTCTGTCAAGTTTATAGAACTGAAAAAGGCGCTCTTCCCCAGCAGGCCCCTCCTTGACGGTAGGTGTGGTAAAAATCCAGTTTGCCATTTGTCCTCCTTAGTGGACTCACCCCGAAGGGATAGGTTTCAAGGCCTATCCCTCAGAGTCAATCAACTAGAGAGCAGCGATTGAAGAACCAGTTTCGATGCGATACAACGCTTCTTCACGGTAGCGAGCGAAGCCGAGTACGCCGTACCAGCCCATTGGGCGGAAGCGCATCAACTTGTCGGTTACGTTACCGATAACGATGTGTGGCTCTTCTGCGACTGCTTCGGCTAGTGCCTGTTGTCCACAGAGGAGAGTATCGAATACACGGGTTACTGGAGTTACAGTGACTACAGTTGTAGCAGTAACAGCAGCGGTGAACGCTGTGTCTACAGTAAAGGTTGTTGTTGAACCAGATGTGCTGATTGCAGTAATCTTGGAACCTGAAGCGATTCCTGTACCTGCAACCTTGTCGCCAACCTCTGCACGGGTTGCGATAACAGCAGAAGAAGCAACACCGAAGGTGAAGCCTGCTGATGTACCAGCAACGGTTACAGCGGTTGTAGCGAGAGCAGTCTGGTCAGCGCCATCCTTAGCAGATGGGATACGTGAGGACTCAACGAAGAATGCGCCTTCGTAGTCTCCGATTTCGCCAGCCCAAATCTTGTCTGCAGCCGGAGCTGTTTGCGCATGGACGAAGTTCCAGCCCATGTTTCCGGTTTCTGCACGAAGGTCGTGTGAAACTTCTGGGTGAATACCGCACCAGTAGTAAGAGCCACGGCGAGCCTTGGCCTTGTTTGCACGGAGCTTAGCAACAGCCTTACGGATATCTGCTGAGTCGATTGTGTCAGAAGCGGTGATGGTTGCTGTAGAAGTACGAGCACCACCGTAGATTACGTTTGTTCCGCCAATGAGAGTTGTGGATACTACGTCATCGATAGAGTCAGCAAGGTTGTACGCAATGATGTTTGCGATAGCTGGGTCTACGTCTGCAAGTGAGAACAACTCAAGAGCGCGGGTTACAAGAACTGCGTTACCGTACTCGTTAAGAGTAATGGTAACAGAAGTCGGTGTTGTGAGCGCTACTGCATCTGGGTCAACTGTCTCAGATAGAGTAGAGGTCTTTGGGTCCAAGTCAACGTAGCGTTGTAGAACTACGGTTGAGCCTGGGATTGCTTGGCGAGCTGGGCGCTTATCTGCAACCGAACGAAGTAGGGGTTCGGAACGAAGAGCAAACTCGAGAAGACGGTCATACGCCTTCTGTACGAGACCAGCGCCACCAACGGAACCACCGAGCGATGTGCTCGCGGTTGATGTATATTGGTTTGACATTAGTTTTAGTCTCCTAGACTATGAACGGATTATTATTGTGAGCGGAGGATTGATAGGATTTCATCCGGTGACTGTGCTTGCGCTAGTCTCTGGTCTAAATCCATTCCTTGCTCTGGGGTATAGGCATTTCCAGTTAGAACATCTTGCTGGCGTAGTGCCGCAAGCTCTGCTTGGTTTACTGCAGACTCTTCCTTCTTTAATCCAAACAAGTCTCCGTTATCATCGAGCCAGCGTGATACTGACTCCTCGTTAACTTCGTCCAAGTCCTTCATAATTAGGCGAGCTGCTTTCTCGCTTACACCCTTCTTGGTTAGGGTTTCTTTGACAACTTGCTCACGCTGCGCCTTGGTAAATGTCTCAAGTTGCTCTGTGAGTTCCTTAATACGCTTTTCATCAGCTCTCTTTGCTTTGCGAAGCTTCTTAAGTAAATCGCTTCCATCACCAGGGAACTGGTCCTGTGTATCTAGGTCGTCGTCTTCATCATCCCAGTAGTTGTTGCTCATAGCAACGTTCCACCCTTCTATTGTAGTTAGTCGCAGGCCTCACTGCCATTCGGGGTAATGGAGTGGCTCCTACTATCGGTCTGTTACACTGGCGGGGCCGATGGGTCCGCTCAGGATTCTAGAATTGCGCTCTGTTATCTTCGGTTAAGGAAGTTCTTCCTACACCTGATTGTCCGCTAAATGCGGCACGCTCACGCTCAACGAGTCGTTGACGTCTACGCTGTGCTGAGGCTAGCTGGTTGAAGACTTCTTGTTCCGCTTCTGGTAAACCATAGCGGCCCAACTCTTCCCCATAGATATCGCTTAGCTTCTCTGCTGTTGGTAGAATCTCTGCAATAGTAGCGTATCCACGCTCTGCCTCTTGCTGAGTTACACCTTGTGCTGCAAGTTGTTCTGCTACATCTCTTCCAATATTCAAACCCTGTCGTCCTGCTGCTGCGCCAATTCCTGCTGTCGCAATTGAGCGCTGGATTTGTGGAAGCTGCGTCTTTGGGTCAAGTATCGCTGCGAGCATATCAGAATCATTAAGCCCGTAGAATCTCTTGAGCGTACTAGTGATTGCAGGGTCAGCCATCTGTAGTCGATTAACCGCCAAGGATACGCGCTCGGTTAATTCTTCTGGCCTAATATCATTTTCTATAAATTGAGATACGTACGCATCGTTGTCAAACTGCGTTAGGCCATAAGCGCGAAGAGTGTTTCGATAAGCATCTTCATTGCGGATATAATCAGCTTCACTAAGAGCAGCTAAACCCTTCTCTAAGCGTTTCGTATTTGCTTTAAAGCGCTGTTGATATTCTGGACTATTGCGCAGCTCAATAATAAATTGGCTAGGTGGAACATCTTTCTCAATCAATCCTTGGACCGTCTTGACCAATGAACCTAAACCATACTTATTAAACTCTACGAGTAGGGCATCATATGCTGACTGACGCTCGGCCTTGGCCGCTGCGGATACATTTGATATACCGCTGACAAAGTTCATTCCAAGATAAGCCCCAGTAAATGGAACACCATTATACTTTAGTGGGTCTCCAGTTGTACCTGAGCCAGTATACCCAGTAGGTGCTACTGACGCGGTAGATGCGGAAGATGCGGTAGCTGCTCCACTTTCTGCTGGTGTTGGAATTGAAACAAAACCACCACTGCTGGTTGGCTTAACGTAAGCAGATGGGAACATCTGGCCGCCCTGGGCTGAACTCTTTAAAATTATCTGACCTGTTTTAGGTTCAATAATATATCCAGTTACATTCTTAAAAGGATTGTAAGCATTCGGGTCCTGCCAGGATGGAGCTAATTGCTTCTTGATATCATCAGGTAGTCCAGCAAAGCTTCCAGTCTCAATCCAAGGAATAGCTACTGAGCCTTTTCCTCCAGCTACCGAGCCATAGCTTTTACCAGTCTTAGGGTCAATGCCCTCACCCATGGTTATAGCATACTTTGCATTACCACCAGCTTCAGTGAATCTTTTATTATCTGCTGGGTTATTAAGGTCCGCGCTAAATGTCTCTGGCATTATTACCCCTGGAATCCGAAGTCTTGTAGAATCTTCAAGCCTGCATCAAATGTTTCTTGATAGGCCTTGTTACTGTATCCAAAACGTGGGTCTTGGCGAACTATCTTACGGTAATCAGCCAAACTGAGTTCTCCCTTTTCACCAAAAGCCTTATTGAGCAAGGTATCATTTGCCATAATGGTCTCTGGGTTGATACCCAGTTCTGACGCAATTGTGTTCTTATAAGGCGTTAAGATTACGTCTAAGTCTACTCCGAGACCCATTAGAGAGCGTACTGTTTCTGGACGCCCAAGTGACGCAGCCTGACGGATTAAACGATTAAAGGTTTCAATATCTTCACCTTGTGATAGGCGCTTTAACCAAGTTTCAATCTGTGAGCCAAACTGTGCATCCAAATCTAAACCATTACGGGCTGCAGTTTGGCGTAGGATACTAAGTCTGTTTCCACTTACACCGCCTAGCTTTACGCCAGGTGAGTATGTAAACTTTGCACGAATAAGACTCTTGACATAAGGGGATTCAATGCCTAACCCCATAGCCAAGATGTTATTCAGCAAGTCCTCGACAGCGTCATCATTTAGCTCAAAGCCTTCGCTCATAGCGTAGTCCATGATTCCTTGACGTAAGCTCTTTACATTGAATTCTGCGGCACCGCCTGTGCCTTTGTAACGAGCATCGCTATTTACTAGGCTTTCAAATTGAGTCAGGTTCATTCCTGTACCGTCTTTGAATACCTGAGATAATAGTGGGTCGTCTAGCTTAATGCTATCTGCTGACACTTTAAACTTGTTTGCCATCAACGTAATGTATCTATCATAGACACTGCGTAGGTTATTGCCATCAGCAAGCAACTGCTTGACGTATGGGTTCTCTACCTTCTCAGCAGCTCTATCTCTAATGCGCTGATAGAATACTGAGATGTCCTGTCCATTGCGGATATTCTTTAACCAGGTATCAAGTTCATTGCCAAACTCTTGCTGTAGGTTAACATTGTTAGCCTTAGCTACTACTTCGAGTAGTCTACGGTTTTCCATGCCTGGAGCTCCGAAGCCAACGCCACTACCACCAACTGCGGCATTAAAGGTTTCGGTAAGAATTACATCTTCGCCAGTTCCGTTTAGGTAGTACTCTTCTAGTTTAGCTTCGTTAACTGGTAGGTTTTCGGCAAGTAGAAGTTTGCGCATCTTGTCGATGAATGACTTAAGGTCATTGGCATACTCTTGGCTTCCTTCTAGCTTGCCAAGTTCTCTCTGCTGAGATGTTTTGCCAAGCTTAGCCCAAGCAGTCTTAGCCAATAAATCTTCTGCGGCAGTATACTTCTTCTGCTTCCATAAGTCAAATACATCTTGTAATCCTGGGACATAACTGGCAGAACCTTTTGTGCCAGTTCCTGTGGCCCACTTGCTTTTAAGTAGAGCCTCACCTAGTCCAAGCTTTGCTCTAATTGATTCTTCTTTGACTTCATCTCCAGGAGGAGTAACTACTTCTTTTCCATCCTTATATTGCTTACCATTGTACTCACCGGTGAAAGGCACATTGTTCTTAGTTAAAATTCCTTGTTCATCTGTTTCGTACTTATCAGCAGGTGGGTTGTTGTCCTTAGCGCCACTATTATTAACATTAGTATTGTTGTTACTGACATTAATATTATTATTAGCAGAAACACTTACGTCAGTACGCATTTCTGGTGGTAGGTTATCGTAAGATTCTCTGTCCTCGAGCGGCAGCCTCTTTTGAAGATTATCCCATTCAGCTCGAGTATATTTCTTTTCAGCCATTAACCGGCACCACCCATCCACTTAAAGAAGTCAACACGTTGTTTACGCTCAACGTCTGCCTTGTATTCCGGAGCTGCGATGATAGCCTCCTCTACGGCTTCCTTACCCATTTCGCGGGTAAAGCCTGGGGTTGTCTCTGTGCGGAGTTCACCCTTCTTGGTTAGGCTTTGTGTAGTGCGGCTACCCTTAGCCATAAGAGCTTTCTGGATTGGAAGGAACTTAGCCTTCTCTTCAGGTGTAAGAATAGCACCTAACGCTGACAGTGAGGCTTCGTCGATGTCTGATTCAAGCTCTGTGTCCGGGACATTGTACACGTCAATCCGTGGCACATATTCTTTAGGGCCCTTACCTTCTTTTGGAATCAACTGAGCTGCCAATGATTTGTAGAACTTACTGAAACTGCTAGTATCTAAATCGGTAAAGTTCTCAGATATCTCAGTCTCAACATTCTCTACGGTTCGAATCGTAAATCCAGCTTTACGCATTAAGGAAGCTAACGTTCTCTTTTGTGCGCCAGACAGTCCTGAGATAAACTCGTCGGTCTGCACATCTGGTACAGTATTAACATTAAAGTCCTGGAAACCTTTAGTACTGGTTATCCAAGAGTTAATCGCATCAATAGTAGTGTTACTAGCGGTGCCTCTGCCTAAGGTAGGGAACTGGAGGCTTGGCTTAGCTGGTGGCTTATTGCTACCTGTGCTGCCTCTTCCAACAACTTCTGTCATTCGTTACCCTCCACGACATAGTCAAATGTATCTCTTGCAAAGTATCTATCATAGAATTTACCGAAGTTTAGGTCTGTTCTACGAAGGTTGTATACAAACTCATCTACGTCTTGACGTAGGTCTTTCGCTCTAGGCGAGTCAATCGTAGTCTTTCGACGCTTTAATTCATCGTAGATGCTGTATCTGAAGTTCAGATAATTAACTACGTTGGTCCAACGTGGAATCTTCTGTAGGTCTTTCCAGAGCTCAGGGTCATTAGCTGCCATAGTCAAAGCCTGGACTGTAGCATTGCGCTTAGACGCACCTTTAATTGAGCCTAGGTTATCCCACTCGTTCCACCAGACATTGTTCTTAACCTTCTGCTGTTCGATGTAGGCTTCCTTGTACTTATCAAACAGAATCTTGCCATACCCTGAAGCCGCTGTGCGGCCAGGTAGCAACTCTTCAATGGCTACTGTTACAGTCTCAATAAATTTATTGTACTTCTTCCAGCCATCATTTACCACACCTGAGCGCTCAGCTTCTAGAGCTGACGCTGAATTCTTAAAGAATGTTTCAGTTCCAGGTATCTTCTTGCTCGTCAGATAAGCATTGGCTGCGGACGAAAAAGCATAGTTGTCGTCATTGAAGATTGCTCCAAGCACGCTAGCATTCTCGACATCTAGTGTACCTATCAGTCTACGGATAAACTTCGGATTCTTTTCAACCAAGGCACGTGATGTCTTGTCTGGAATCAATCCAGATGTATTATCAGATAGTGAGCGAGCAAGTAGGAAGTACTCTGGGTTTTCTTCCATCCACTTATCTTCACCATTGATTGGGTCAGCTTCTCTTGCTTTATATAAACTATCAATATATGGCTGCAGTGGAGTAACATATTGTGGCTGAGTTGGAAGCAAGAATGAGTTACGAGCCCTAGCCCATGCCAACGATACAGCATCTGCCATAGCCTCTTCATTAAGTTCGGCTAACTCAACACCATTTGGCTCACGACCCTCTTCTTTAATAAAGTCGAAGCGCTTTTGCTGTAGGAACTTAGCAGTATCCTTGTTTAACTGAGGGCCACTCTTGAGTAGTTGAGCTCTAAATGCCTGGCCTGTACGCTTAATTGTATTCGGCAGAAGAAGCATTCCTGTTTCTTCTTGGGTTCCAAACGGAAGCATCCAGTTAGTAACAGCATTCTCAACATTCATTGTCTTGGATACAAAGTTACCAATGGCTGCCAGGCCTGGGCCAGCAGATACAATACTTGGGCTACCTGTTGGATTAAACGGGTTAAACCAAGAAGCTGGCAAACGATGTGTCGTGCCTTCTGGCCCACCGATGAGTGGCAAGGTTACCTCTACATATTCGTTGCCAAATGAATCCTCTTGAGCTCCAAGATATTGATTTGGAATCATTGCAATCTGAGTTGCCTTGACCAAGAAGTCTGGGTTCTCCAAAGCAATGCGGCCATATGCACGGTACTGCTCTACGACTGCAGGGAAGAAGGCTAGCAAATAGTTAACTACGCCACCATAGTTCATATCACGATGAAAGGAGTTTAGCTTTTCGCGGAACTCTCTCATGGCATAATTACGAGCAGTCTTCTCAAAACGAGCTTTGTCTTCTAGGGTTAGTTTGCGTCCCTGTACATTTGCGATATGTACCATTGTCTGAAGTTTTCTATTATACTTCACGGCAAAGTAAGGGTTAAACATCAAAGCTGCAGTAGGCTTAGTAGATAGCCAGGCAACGCCTGCCCTTACGGCATCTCTGCCCTTCTTATATGCCTCACTTAGGTTTCCTCCAGCAGGGCTATTATCGCGTACTAGGTCTGTCAGTACAGGAGGACGCGTAGCTGGGTCTGGGAATAGCTTTGTTAAGGATGCTGGGGTTACCTGGTTAGCTAATACCAACTTGTGAATATCTTTAGTTGGGGCAAACATATCCACGATTGCTTTAATTTTATTATACTGTAAGCCTGCGTCAATACCGCGAAGACCCATCTCGTCCATATATCCAAAGCCTTTAGAGCTTTGTAGGTACTTAACTATTTCTTTACGGGTAGCGCCTTCCATATACATACGAGCCACTGGGTCAAAACCCAATATGTCGCGCAGAGTAGTTACCCACTCTTGCATATGTAAGGACTCATCAACTGTAGCAAGTAGCGAACTGCTGCCAGTTCTAGTCTTGCGTACGTTGTTTACGGCAAGCTCCTGAGCTGAGCTTAACGCACGAATAATGTCACCAGTACCTGATATGTTCTGTGCGGTTATATCAGCAAAGCGTCCGGAGAAAGCTGCAGGGAATTCTTCGCCATAAAAACGAACAGTCTTATCTCTTCCTACTGGGGCAGATATTTTACCAGAAATGATAGCATCGCGTTGACGACGTAGTTCAGCAGTAGATAGTTTTAGTTGGTCAAGATACTTTAGATTTTCACGAACCAGTGGGTCCTTTGGAATCTTCTTTGGCGGCTTCTTTACATCATAGCCAGCATCTTTTAACTGCTTCTCTGTTGTGCGGATAGATGCCTCAAACGTAAGTATCTTATTAGCTATCTTCTTCTCTTGACGCTTCGGATTACCGATACCTTTAATAGCAGAGGATATAGCTGATGCACTATTATCTGTGCGGACAAGTTTCTCTACCGTGCTCTGAGATAGTTCTTTGATTGTATCAAATAGAGCATTATCTCCATAAACGCGAAGCGTCGAGTCACGGATAATGTTGGCTGGATATCCACCACGTAGAAGGGTAAACCCACGCCATAGTACGTTAAACTCTTCTGCTGCTTCAATAGCTGCATAGGCGGGGCTCATTGGAACATCTGTTTCGCCTTCACGCTTTGCCGCGTAGCGCTTGAAAGCTTTATCCCATTGCTTTACATCTGGCAAAAATGCGCTGTTGGCTAGTTGTGTAATAAGTTGTGGGTCAGCTAGGATATCATTTATTCCATCAGGACCGAACATATATCCTCGGCCTGCTGCTGCCGCCTCGTAGGCGGGAAGTAAAATATTCTTTCTTACTTGTTTATCATATTCATCAAGTACGGCCTTCAATACTTCCGACCCAGGCGGAACTCCATTCTTCTTAGCAACACCAGTGGCTACCTTTTTAGTATACTCTTGAACTAGAAGATATTTTTCACCATTTGAGCGAGCTGACAAGAAGCTATTGTATAAGTTTACGCCATCTTGAGGAGTAATCGCACCTGCTACTGTGGCGCTGCGGATACCTGTACGGAATCTTTCGGCGCTCTGTAGAGGGTCATCAAAGCGTACAATATTACGAGGGGCATCGTCCATCCATCTATCTACACGACGAATGAGTGGAGAGAATGGGTTCTTTTGGTAGACTGTCTGCATGACATCACCAAAGCCGGTTTCTCTTTTTGTTAAATCTGTAGTTTCAGTCTTGCGAGCTAGGCGCTCTTTAGCTAAATCGTTCTTAACCTTCTCAACCCACGCAATAGGGGAGACGGTTCTATCTTGCATCTGGCTATCTAGCTTTAGGGCATCATCTATCCAGCGATTCTTAGCACGGAGTGCATCGATTTCTGCCTGCACTGCGTCACGATTGTCCTTAAATCGTGGAGATATAGCAAGTACTTTGTCTTTAAAATTAAGGCTGTAGATACCGCCACTCTTTGATACCTGAAGAGCACCATCAAGTCGGTTAATTTCGTTAACCAAATCCATGCTGTTGCGTTCAAGTTCTTTGAGAGCAGTCTTGTCACCAAGTCCGGCTCGTAGGGCTAGTCCGATTTCCTCACGACTACGACCAGCAAGTATGGCTGCTGCATCATTTCCGAGTACCGTACGAAATTCTGGGCGCTGAGCCACAACTGCAGGTGTATTGTTCTCTAAAAGCGAGAACAGTGGTGTCCATTTTGTCTGTTCCCCAGCTACAGTCTTCTTAATTAAATCTGTTTCATTTGCAATGCGTTGATTCGTTAGCTTTACATTGCGTCCTTCGAGGACTCGGTTTATTAAACCACCCTCAACAGGCTTAACTGGAGCCTTAAGAGCTCTTTGTCCAATACCGCCGACAAGCTTACCAGCTCCGATGTCTGGCGTCATACCGAACTCGAATACTATGTTAAGTAAACCTGAGGTAATTGCGCCAATACCTTTGTCAGTTTTAGCAGCTTCTTCCCAACCTACAAGCTTTGCGCCACTTTTTACAACATCTCGACCAAAGTTATACTTGTTTTGGCCTTCTTCTGTTATGGCTAGTTCTGCGGCTTGCTGTGCTGTTCCGCCAAGTACGCCTTCTTGTGAGACTTCACGGCCAACTTTACCAGCAATACCTGCACCTACTGCTACAGCACCACCAACAGCAAAGGCTGGTAATCCAATAGTAGCAGCTAAAGCTCCTGTACCAACACCGGCGCCAATCATTCCGAGCGCTGCAAGCAGTCCCATACCACTAGAGTTGGCTTCAATGTCTCTCCACCAAGCATAGTTAGAGCGCAGATTCTTAACGCTTGCAGTTAAAACTTTTGTCAACGCACCGTCAGTTGACTTATCTAGTGCTTCGTATCCTTTACCAATAAGGTCATTGGGGGTTATGTTCTTTCCAATTTTTGATACACCAACACGAAGTGTTTCAATCGAGTCATTCCAGCCACCAGGGTTAGCTGGTACGTTTTTAGCGATGTCTGCCATAGACGCAAAATTGCTACGCGTAATGCCTACGTTCTGTGGCGTAGTGCGTTGCACTGTGTCTGGTCTATAGGCGGCAGAAGGAATCCTCTGACCCGCCTCGGCTACTGGCTTGTAATTAGGTTGCTCCGTGAGAAACCTAGCCAGCTTGCCAAGTCTGTCAAAAAAACTCATATTTTGGTCCTAAGAAACCTAACGTAGTCTTTGGTTGTTTGAGGTGTTCCTGGCATGCTTGCCCAGAATTCCATTGCTGGAAGGTAGCTGCGGATTAATTGTGTGTCAGTATCGTCTGGTAACATCTGACCTGGCTCAGGCAAGATACCTGGCAGGCCTGCTTGAGGAGGCGTGCCCATTGGTTGGTCAGGATAGAGTGTTGGTTCTGTAATACCAACGACTGATTGATTTGAAGAAATTCTTGCTGGGGCTGCTGATGGCGTCGGAGATGAAATAGGAGCAGCTTCTCTCTGTTGATTGATAGCTTGGTTCATTCCATAACCAAAACCAGTATAATCAATATTTCCACTTTGGCCATTACCGCCAAGAGGATTTACATTCATAGGATTATTCTGAGGAGCAGTGGGGCGATTACCGCCGCGATTGTCCATAGGTTGTGTCATCGACATTAGTCATCATCCTCTTCATCGAGATCATCCAATGGATTCTTGATTGGGTCTTTAGGGTCAACTATCCAATCAGGATAGCTGGAGCGGTCCATAGCAAAAGCTAAAGCTGTTCCTTCATCCATGCCTGCTCTACGTAGAGAGTCATAAACTTCTTTAGTTGCAATAGCCCAGAAATCTAGCTTTGTCAGTACGGGTTCCTTTGTAGTTCTTCTACGCTTAACTACTGGCTTAGCTTTTTTACGCTGTTTAGGCTTAGGCATTATCCCCTCCTGACTTATCTACGTCGAATACTTCTTACGCTTGCTGTTGCTTCTCCTGTGCCTGTTAGGCCAGAAAGTAAACTCATAATATCTGGAGCTCCTCCCATAGGAGAAGCGCCTCCTGCCAACGCTTCGGGAGCAGGGGACGGTTGCTCAACCATTGGAGCGCCAGCAGGAGGAACCTGTTGCTCAGGCATGAAGATATCTTCAATAGCATCTTCGATAGCCCGTCCCTTTTGACGCGCCTTAATTACCTGTGCAATCTTGGTAACTATCTGGCTAGCGTCTCCGCCACCTGCTGCAATCGATGGAATTGCCTGAGTATACTGCTGTAGTGCTGCAAGAAGCGCAGCACGCATATCTTCAATTTCAATCTTCTCAACTTCTTGACTGACGTTGACTGTGAATGGTAGCTCACGCATTGCCATGTCTTTAGAGATGAGTTTACCACCCAAAGCCTGTAGCATGAATATCAAGCCCTGTGCTGGGTTGAGACCTGCAAGCATACCGTAACGAACATCAGCGCTGTAATCGCCCTTGATGTCCTTCTTTGGATTGTATGTAATTTCATATGGAGCACCAGCGTCAACACCACGAATGGTCTTCTCTGCTGGGAAAATCTGTTCATCAACTTGGAAGCAAATCTGAATGACATCACGGAGGGCGCTGGCAAAGACAGCCTGTGCAGATTTGACCTGAGTGTCGAACGCACCCATGAGGGCCTGTACGCCCTGACCCGTGACAATCGAGGCGTCGATGTTACCTGTACGTCCCTCAGGATAACGAGCACCAACGCGCAATTCCTGGTTGAGTAATGTCTGTTCTGTAAATGCACCCTGTGGTAGGGTAAGCTCTACGCGGCGTACACCTGCTGGTTGGCTCGTACGGATAACCGCATCGCCACCAAGCTGTAGCTCTTGTACATCCATAGGAAGTACGATAGGAGCCTGTACCGACTTCTCTGCTGCTTCCATTGCAAGAAGAGCAAAGCGGTTGCGGAGCAACTGGATACCGATGATGTCATCGAATTGTCCACGAAGTTCTCCGTCGATGGACGGCTTACGTGCAACAACGACCATCATCTTACCAAGTGGGTTCTTTGCCTTAGACAAGACAAGGTTGTCTTTATCTGGCAAGTAGATTACCGACTGGTCTTTATCGTAATAGCGTACCATCTCAATGAGATAGTTCAAATCCTGCTTATAGCCAAGGCCACCTAAGAGCTCGCGCTCGAACTCAGGGAACTGTGTTACGAGTTCTCCAAGAGTCATGGAGTAGCGCTTTGCAAATGCTACGCATCGTCCATAGCGGTCAAATTCTGGGTAAGCACCCAGTGGGTTTTCTAGGCGGATGCGAGGCAGGTTTGCTTCCTGGTCCAGTTCAATCATGAACGGCAGGAATCCGTAGGTTATATACCAGTCCGCTCCCGAGTACATCTGGACGGCCAGGTCAGCATGAGCAAAATAATTGCTAGCGATGCGAGTACGCTTATCAGCAAATGCACGAGCGCGGTCAGACGTTTGGTTTGCCGCTGAGCAGTTGACTGCAGGCAGAGGCGCCATAACCTCAGATAGGTCTCGAGCAACAACGTCAATAAAATTCGCAACGACATTCGCATCTACTCCATCTGGAAAGAAATCTGGATAGACGGTAGCAATCTCACCTTTGCGTACGGCAAGGACATCCTTGTTGCGGGCGTCCCTGTCCGCATGACGATAGCGTAGCGATTCAACGCGTGCGCTAATCTGGTCGATTGTTAGTGCCATAGTTTCCTATCCGTATGTCTCAGTCCATTGTTCAGCTATAGCATCATCAAGGTTAATCGCAAAGCGACGTTCCTTCTGAGCTCTAGTTGCCCAACGGTTGCTCATCCACTTAGCAGACTGTGAGTTCTGCTGCATTAATTCTCTAACTCTGATAATTGCAAACCATAGTGCCATCACACAGTCAGAAGGGTTACGAGTCTCTGGCTTCCAAGTAATCAACTGCTGTACTAGAGCCTTGAGTCCTTCGCTACCTTCGTTGCTTGGTAACTCTATGATGTTGTTGTCTTGATGTCTTCCATCTCTAAGGCTGCCAAAAAGGCTTGCCATAGAAGCCACACCGAAAGAAGTATCCCACTTATTCTTACCAGTGAAGTGAGAATTAAGCTGACAGCCGTAGGCTGCAAGCCAGTTACGCAAGTCGTCGTCGAGTGCGTATGCTTTCTGGTGTGCATTGATTTCGATTCTTAATTCTTGAGGACGGAACTTCTGTACCCATTCTTCAATCAGGGCACGAATCTTCATAGGAGTTGGGTCAGTCATATTGACTGCATCCAAAACATAAATTCTACTATCACCACGGTTATAAGTCAAGACCACCGCTGCCGTGTTCCCCGTCATCGCAGGGTCTAGACCAATAACCGTGTACGGTGCGTCTAGTCTTTGAGGATGCCCCGGAGCGCCCGGCTTAAGAGGTCCGCGCTTTCGCATACCGTTGACACATCCAGCGATTGCTGCTGGCGCAAAGATAGCGTCTTCGACGACGTCTTCTTGTTGATAGACCATTGCCCAGACAGAAGGCGCCACTTCGCTTCGTCTAGTGAAGAGAGAGGGGCCGTCCCACTTTGGGTAGAGTCCTTGTTCATTTGCTTCATCTTTCTCGCCCTCAGGCCTATCCGTCCATGGCCACAACGTCTTCCAGTTGGCGGGCTTCTCATCAAATTCTAATACTGCTGGTTGAGCAAAGTATGTGAAGGGGCTCTTGCCACCAGTCCACTGTTGCCCATCTCGTATCATCTTATACAAGTCTACAGGTGCAACACGGGTCCCTACGATAAGTAGTTTCCCGTGTCGACCCAAGCGTGTGATGACTTCTTTTTGAAGCCATTCAATTTGCTTCTCCCATTCATGGGCGTTTGAGTTCATCACAACATCGTCTAGGATAATCAAGTCGGCACGGGCACCGTAAATCTGGCTACCGAAGCCGAGGGCTTGGACGGTAGGGTCTTTCTCCCCGGAATCACGTCCACTTCCTAGGTAAATCATATCAGCGCTCCATGTGGTGGAGTCTGCCTTGTATCCGCCATTTGGGCCGAAGGCTGTTTGTAGCTTTATCCAATTCGGATGGCTAAGTCGGGTTTTGATAGCGGAGAGAAACTTTCGGGCCATGCCCTGTGTCTTGGAAACTACAATGATGCGTACATTCGGGTCAGTCGCCAGTCGGTAGGTCACATAGTTAATCGTGATGACTGTCGACTTAGCATGCTCAGGTGGTACGTTAATCAGGACTCGGTTAGCCGCGCCGGGTTCATATACCATGGCGGGGTGTAGCCAGCGGGGCTCGCGCCCCTCCACTAAGTCAATCCAATCTTCGTGGTGGGGGAAGAGCTTGGTATCTAGGAACTGCTCGGAGAACTCCTCAAAGGAGATGTCCTTGAGGTTCTTTAAGTCAGCCTTGACGCCCTTGCCTTGCAGGCGGGCCTCGTCGGCCCTAGTTTTAAAGTCAGAGTCCTTCATCGTCCATTGACGGAAGGTAACCTCATTGCGGTTGACTGAGGCCATAGCCTGGGTAATGGTACTACCTTGGCTCAGGAGGTTGAGTACCCGCTCCTTAGCCTCATGCATAGGTATATCAACCTTGCCCGGTTTTCTACCCATCAGTCCCCCTAGTAAATCACAGTTATAACGCCCGTCAGGAAACGGGCATAGCTCCCCCATAGTATATATTATATTATATATTATATTATATATAAGCGAGCGAGCCATAAAGCGAAGCTCGCTCTTATATGGAATTATTATTACATATAAGATAACCTGTTCAAATCGGGAAACCGAACGGGTTTCCCTAATATATTTTTATATAGGGGTATTATGTCCTATTTTATCCTATATTTAGGGGGCTATATAACAGAAAATTTTGGAGTGACTATCATAACAGCCTCCCTCGACTATTTACAAATGGGTGGGTCAAAACATTGTGACATACATCACACCCCTGACGGGGCTATTATACCATGAATCTGACTAATTGTCAAGTCTGAATCGTGTGAATTGTGTCATAGAACAAGTGTTCTAATAAATAGAGATGGGGGAACTACCCCCCCGCCACTATTCTCAGCCCCCTCTCAGCATACTCCCAGCCAATTCTCAGAAATCTCTCAGGGTTTATTTACCTTCTGTTCATCTACAATTCACCGACACTTTACCTTCCGTTCACCTTCCGTTCACTTTCATGCCCTAGTATGCTCCCTGTCATTGAATATCGGATAGATACTCACGACACGCCGAAAGAGTCACAATTAGGGAATCTCCCGAAAGTGTGATAGAATCGGATTACAACTCAATAGAGAGAGAGTCGGAGCAAGGTATCGCTCCCCTAGACTCGCTACTTAGAAGCAACGGGTCGCCCGTGAGTAGCACTAGGAAAGTGTCCGACACGCCCGACCCTCTCTCAACTTGACAAGGTACTTAGCACTATGTTAGACTTAGGGCACAACCTAAGAGAGAGGACAGAGAAGTGACCTACAACCCCTTCGGGGGTAGTGGTAGCATAGTAGTCACGCCTAGCAAGGTGAGGGTGTCACGCGACACTCACAACCGCACTAGGGCGCGTAATGGTAGGGTAGTCGCACGCCGCGCTGATGGCACGATTATCACCCCCGCCGTAATTGGTGGCGTGGTACGATTACGCAAGGCTACGCCTACCCCTAACCCTAGCGTGGATAACCGCGCCATAGAATTAGAGGAACGCAAGCGACTATTCGCTGAAGCGCAACGCGCCGAACACCTAAGACTTGTCGGCTCGTACAACTAGATAGTAGTCGCGCACACCTAACGGGTGCGAGGGTTCATGACCCTAGCGCGACACGCGATAGCACAAGGCTACGCACTAGGAGAGAT